TACATTAATCTTCCACGCAAGGCGACCAACTACTAACTCCAGTGCATCCGAGCTAGTGTGCGCGTCAACTTCTTCGTCAAAATGACGATATTCAGTGTCAGCCCAAAACCAACCAGAAATACAATAGTGATAAAGCTCCATAGTAGTGGCTCCTTTCCTAACTTTCTATATATATTATATAATAATTTTATAAAAAAATCAAAACTCCAACCTTTTAAATTTTAGGTTGGAGCTTATTTATATCTTTTATTATTAGGTCAGTCTAATTTTTTAATATTATCATATGCAGCTTTCATAATTTCTTCTACATTTAATAGAATTCTATATTTAATAAGTGCTAAATTAGCACCGCGCCGATCTTCTTTTGGTACTGGCGTATCTCTATAAACAGGTTTATCTTTTGAAGAGAATTCTCCAAAAAACTTAATCTTCGCTTCCTCGGTCTCATAGCTATCAATAATTGCTTGTAAAATAGCAGAACCGGGTACTGGCTCTTTATTAATAAGGAAAAAAGTGTTCGCGTATAAACTTTTCCCAGCATTAAAAAAGGGCAATTTTTCATCATCAACTTCAAAAGTTTTATCCAAACCTATAATTCTATCTGCATATTTTTGAAAAATTTGATTTGTATCATTGACGGCTGTAATTATATCATCATATAATGCTACATAATTTTTATAAGCTTCGGTATTTCTTTCTTTATCAAGCGGTTTATAATATGCATATGCAGTAAAAAGTTTAAAAAGTATCTGGCTTACGGGTTCTGGTATTTGTGCACGATCTTCAATAAAAGTACCAACCTGTCTTGTTTCATTATGGCTACCAAATTCAACTTTCCCTTCTTTTAAATTGTAAGCTTTTACTTGGAAGCCAAAATTTTCTAAAATTAAGTCTATTGTAATAGATTGATTTTTATCTTTGTCTTTTACCAAACCGGTTGGAATACTACCGAGTCCTAAAAACCTAAAAAAAGCATTCCAATAAACTTCACCCAAAAAACCTTTTATAACTGCATAATTACCAATTGTTTTTGTTAAACCATAACTTTCAAAATTTGTGTCAATTTCTTTAGATATATATTTATAAGCATCTCCAGATACAAAATTTTTTATTACTAATTGTATCTGTTCTTCTAATAATTTTTGTGGATCAACACCATTATCAGTATCTTTTTTAGAAAATGGACTATAAGCTTCAAGCTTATTAACTTTTAATCCTTTTTTCTTTGCAACTTGATTAAATAAATCTGCCATTCTTGCTCTATAATGGCGTGAAGTATTTTTGGCAAAGGTTAAACTATATTTTCCATTGCTTGATTTTGTAAAAGTAATAAAAGTTGATAATTTTTTAGGCTCAAATTCATGCTTTACTAAATCTTGAATATTTTTAGCATTAAAATATGTTTCTAACTTAATATCTGGAATTTTATTGTTTTGTGCCTTATTAATAATTTCTTCTCCAAAAATTTCCGTTAAAACATCTTCATTAGTAAAAGCTTCTGTTAAATCTTTTAATGGAATACCTTCTCCATAAATAGATATAATTGCTTTTATTAATTTATCATTACTAATTATCATTATTCCAGCACCAGAATTATTCCATTCTTCTATTCTTGTTTTTAATTCTTCTAAAGATTCATTTAAATCAGAATTATATATGTGAAGCTTTTTAAAAAAAAGTCCTTCAGAAGTTTTTAAAGTATCTCTCAAAGCCTCTAATTCTTTTAATCTATTATCAAAAAATTGAGCATCAACTATTTCTTCATAATCTTTTTTTGTTCCAGTTAATACACTTTTTCCACTGATTAATAATTCTTGGACTTCTTTTGCATCGGCAATAGTCTTACTCATCTCCTCACCTACCAAAAAGGCGACGCAACTGCGCCGCCATATTTCTGCGCTTTCGCGCTTAATCTAACAAATCCGCAAGCGCCGCAACTTCTGAACGCTCCGACTTAATTAAATGTATATAACCAAACAATTTATTTCCACTTAATTTTTCAATCATAGTTTCTAAACCTTTTGACTTCTCAAAGCTACTTCTATCTCTTTGTTTTAGATCTCCATCTAACCACAACTCAGAACCACTATCAACTCTACCCATTAAAAGCTGAATATGTTCTTTCAACAAGTTCTCAGACTCCATAGAATAGATAATTGAATTCTGAATACTGCGCCCGCGCAAAAATCCTAATGGAATAACTTCAAGCTTTCCATTATCAATTAAATATTTTATTCCTTCAACGCCGCCGCAATGGTCAGCAAAAGGCATTAAATAAGGTAGCATTTTTTCGTGTTCAGACCCAGGCAAAGCACCAAGCTGGTCAGTTTCTTTTACTTGGATGTTATTGCGCACAAACACAATTTTTTCAAATTCATTATGTTGTAAACGCTCAAGCGCTGTCGCAATACACAACAAAGTTTTTCCAGTTCCAAAACGCCCTGTTAATAATTTTAATGGAATATCACTTTTTAAAAGGTCAAGCGCACAATATTGCTGTGGATTTCGTGGCTTTAATTTTCCAATAAAATCACTTTCTATAAAAGGAAATTTTACCTTTTCAAATTCTCCATTCCTAAAACAAAAATAATCAATTGGTTTTTCATCCTTGTCAACCAAAATCAAATATTGGTTTTCTTTAAATCCTTCTGGAATATATGTTCCTGCATATAGCGCGCCGAGCGCATCATCTGTTAGGAACAATGATTTATAACCAGTATAGTCCAAGAAAAAACCCCCTTATAATAGTTCTTCTATATTTTTAACCCAATTATCAATTAAACCATTAGTTATAAGGTCTTCTCCACGAATATACCAGTCTGTTTCAATTTTCTTTCGTACAATTTCTTCTGGAATTTTAGTCTTTCTAATATAAAAATCAACCATTTTACTAATTTGAATACGGTAATCATCCATCGCCGCCATTAACTCATTATAGTTTGCGCTTGGACTTGAATAACTACCTTTATGTAAAAGTAAATAAGCATTTGGAAGAGCAAATCTCTTATGACAACTTAAAAAGATAAGTGACGCGGCGGACGCTACCATGCCAAGCGCATATCCGTAAACTGGAGTCTTTGAAAGTTCAATTACACTAACTAAAGTCTCTTCCACATCTAAGTTGCCGCCGGGACTATTAAACATTAACTTAATAGGTTGGCGCTCCTCTACTGGCTTACCACTGTCTTCTTTATTCCACTTTAAAATTTTATCAACTAAATCGAGAGTATTATTGTCAATTTCTTTATCAATCCAATAAACTCTATTCTTTAAATTTGTATAATATTGAATTAAGTCTGGATCAGGCAATTGCAGATTTGCATTAGCAATATTACTAACAATCGCATTTACAAAATCTTCTAAGTAAAAATCTTCCATATTAAAATTCTCCTTCAGAAAACTTATTCAAATAAAAGTAAAAAAGTAATATAGCAACTTAAAAGAAAAGGGCGCATGAAGCGCCCTACAACCTTTATTCAATTTTTAGAACAAGTCCCAATCAAATAGGTTGAACGAAGGAGTCTTCTTTTTATTTTCATCGGTGAAAGTAAAATGGAAACTCTTATAGTCTTGGAGGAACTTAGCAATTAGTTCGTTTAGGTGAGATTGCGCGGCGGACACGGCATTGTATGCCTCTTCAATTTCCTTCGCGCGCGCACCACGCTCCGCGCTGAGTTTCTTTTTAGCTTCTTCTTCTTTTGCTTTCTTTTCTAGAAATTCCTTTTCTGCTTTTTCGCACGCTTCTTGCGTGTCATAGAATTTCTTCAAATCTTCTGAATAAAACTTCATTATAAACCCTCCTTTTGATTTATAAATGCGCCGGCATCCTTTTACCAGCGAACGCCCCCTGCTGGCTTCGATCCAGCGACCCATCGCTTAACAGGCGATTGCTCTACCGGGCTGAGCTAAAGGGGCAAAAAACAAGGAGCAGCCATATAGGCCACTCCTTTCAAAAACTGAAAAGTTTTTAAGTCCGGACTTCCGCTTCTGGCCAAGAAGCAGCCCCAAGGGAAAATTTTGGTAGTAATTAGGTTTATGCCTTTTTATATAGCGTCGCGAGACCAGTTGGCTACTACCAATCTCCTCCTACGCTTTGACTAGTTCTACTTCGCTTTCTTCTATACCGCTTTCCGCTAAGCCACATACCTCTTTGAGTCGGTGGTAGTTTGAACTAGAAAAATCCGTGTTAGCGGTTTACCGGTCACCTTCGTACCGGTGAGTTGCGGACGAAGGACTCGAACCTTCATTTTCAGGTAATGAGCCTGAAGTGCTGCCTTTGCACTAATCCGCGATAAAAACTCCAATAACTGAATAAATAAACTAATTATGCTGGGTCTTCACCCTACCACTATGTATTGCCCCTTATTCAGCCAAGTAGAAGATAAGTCTGAGCATAAGAGCCGTCGCTCTTACACTTCTTACCCTAACTATTCACAGTCATAATCTACTATGGGATTCTCACCCATACCTTTCACAAAACATTCAGAGAAGTTAGAATTCTATTTTTAGTCGCAATTTGCTACTCGGAGTTTTTACAAGTGTTATAGTGACTCTCGCCACATCATCGCGAATCGGCTTCTGGTATTTCCAAGGATTGCACCCAGCACCACCTGTAATGTCTTCTTGGATTCGGCAAGACTATTCATCTTGCTTTCTATTGCGCCAACCACTCGCATCCTGCCTTAGAGTTAACAATACATAACAGCACATCCAGCCATACGTATACTTTATACTATTCGTTTTCAGAGTATGACTCACGTCATCTCCGCGGTATCCGGTATCCACAAGTATCCTTGCTTCGTTCCGCCGAGCACTCCAGCTTGGATTCTCAGCCTTGAAGTCGATTCAAGTCTTCACTGAGTTAGCACTGTTAGTTTATTTATTCAGTTATCAAAGTCCGAGTGAAAGTTTTGAGTTCTCTCTCAACTTTCTGTATATATTATATCAAACTTTTGAAAAACTTTCAAATTTTGAAAGCCTTATTTTTTAATCTTGAAAAGGCTTTGGCTTGCGCGACCAAGCAATAACTCTGCGCCAAAGCCATCCGCCGCACGCCTTATCAACACCATAATCTAATTCACATACTTCATAGTCATCTTCACCATGTTTTAGAGTAACAAGAACATGGTCAGCGGTATCTGGTTCTTTTTCTGTAATAGGAGTCCAAATAAATGTTTGGGGCTCATTTTGCTTTTGCGCACCCATTCGCGCGCCGCAATTTGGACAATAATTCTTTTTCATAAATATTAAGTCTTCTTGACAATTAGGACACTTGATTGTCCAGCCTTTTCTTACCCACTCACCAGTTGCCATTTCTAACTCCTGATATTTTATAAGAATATTCTGCGGACAAGGATTTGCACCTTGCATAATTGTCGTTATTTTCGGACGTGACAATCCCCATTTCCAGTCGGAGCGTCTACCTATTTCGCCACCGCAGTTTTATCTATTTACTACCGTAAATATTTTACAAGGACACACCGCGAACCCCACGCCTTGTTATATGCCACCAAAATGTTCGCGCTTTCCACAACACCATTCCACCACGAATGAAGTATAAGTTTACTAGTATTTACAGCTATTTAATATCGGCAGCTACCCCGATTTTATTTCGCTTGGCCTCAGAGGAATCTAAGTATCCGGATTCAATAGATTCTTGCGCCCCAATATCCCACGACTTTGTGGAATGAGCTTATAACATTCATATAAAGTTGATTTCTCTCTCAACCTTACAAATATATTATAGCAAATATTTAAAAAATTCTCAAATTTTAGAAGCTAAGAAAAACTAGATTTTTTAAATCTTCTGTATAACCTGGAATAGTTTTGATCCATTCATAGAAGTCGTTACTCAACCCATTAAAAACTCCATTCAAAGTTTTATCATATGAATATCCATAATTCTTATGAACAAAAAACTTCGTCTCTTCAAGTTCAAGTCTATCTTGTAATTCTTCTTTTATTCTCAAAAAAGTATCTTCATCAACTTCAGTGTTAAAAATTTTGTACCGCGCGCCGTCCAATCCAGAACAGAAAATACAGTCTTCTGAGTTTTTCATAAAGCCACAGCAACTACAACGCTTTAGGTTTTCACTCCTATAAACATAATTACTTTCTGATAAATGCTCTGAATCAAACACAAAGCTTGACCAACTAATATCTTTCCCTTGCGCGACATAAGAAGAATGATAAACTATCTGACTATCAGAAATAATATTACTGCTAATCACATTTTGAGAATGATCTACATATTCACTATCAGTTACATCTTGACTGGAATAAACTTGCTCACTATCTTCCACACTTGTAGAACGAATAACATAATTGCTACCGACTACATCAAATGAATAACTAACACATTTGCTATCAATAATTTGTCTACTGCACCAAATTTTATCAGAGTTTTGGACTTGGCAGACCAACTCATACTGCTGGAATTCTTCTTCGCTAAAACGCTCATGCTCGCGCAACAGAAATATAAGTTCAAAGTTGGGCGCGGCCGCACCTAAAATTTTAAGAAACTCAGTTGGCTCATCATTAAAGTTTTCTTTAAAATAGTCTAATATGCTTCGCGCGGCGCCATACTTCTCAAGCATTTCCTTCGTTACTACCATTTTCTTCCCCCTTCAAAGAAATTCTCTCAACTTTATCACCAACTTCTTTATATTCAAAAGGAAAATTGTGATAGTTCATCGCTAAGGCCGCGCGCGCATTAAGTAATTTTATGAACTGTCTTACTTCATCAGTTCTATCAAAGTATACACTCACATACTTTTTATTCTTTCCAATTAACTCTGCGCCGAGAATGTCCCTACAAAACCTAAGATATTGTACATAACTTAACCCTAAAAGTCTTGCGGGAAAAACACCAAAAGAACCAGTAAATCCTTTCTGAAAACAAAGATCTTCTTTATTAAGACGAATCACATATTTATCTTTATAAAGAGGAGATTCATCTAAATAAAAATATTTTTCCATTAAAAATCCAACTCCTCCCATAATTCTTTTAATTCGCTAATTTCAGCTTCACTTAATTCACACATTGAATTCCAATTATCGCTAATGGCCCAAGTTGGTTTAAAAAGTGGCAGTTCACCAGAAAATTTTTTAATCGGTCTTTCTGACATTGGCACATAATTTGGGTCAACATACTTCTTTACAGTAGAAGGACTGAAACCTGTCGCGCGCGACACCGCCGCATATGTACCAAGTTCAAGATACAAGCGATTGATTTCATTCTTATCTTTTTGAGTAATAATTCTCATTTCGTACTCTCCTTCTTACTTTTCTTATATATATTATACTATAAATAGTAATAAAATTCAAATTTTAGAATGATTAAAACCCTTCCTATAAAATATACGCGGGCGCACACACGCCCGCGTACATCAAAATTTAAAGAAAATCAAATTATAAATTAACCAAAGAGTAGAGATCTAAAAGTCTCGGTTCCGGCAGTACCGTCTGCGACCAACCCATTATCTTTTTGATATTGAATTAGTGCAGCTTTAGTATATCTACCAAAGTTACCATCCGCGCCGCCAACGATCTCATACCCATTACCAATCAATGCTGCTTGAAGTAGTTCAACAGTATTATTCTTGTTACCAGTCTTTAATAGGAAGGAAAGTTCTGGCATTTTATTAACTGGCTCTGGTTCTGGTGCGGGCTTGGCCGCGCCGGGCTTCACGGTTTGAACTGGATCAACTGGAGTAATAACAGCTTCATAAGGAATGCGGCAAGTCGCAGCAACTCTCTTATCGCGATATGCAATGCGGCGCTGTCCAACTGCATTGTTGTAGTTACCTTCAACAACAGTCATAATCGCATTACCAGGATTTGTACCTTCAACCTTCACACAAAGTCCAATATGATCCCATTCATTATTTGACCAAGAATAATATACTAGGTCACCAGCTTGAGGCATATCGTCTGCGCCAGTACGATAGCCATGCGCTTCCATCCAACGCACATTATAGCCAACGCTAGAACCTTGAGGTGAAGTATCAGGATAACTGTTCGGACTTACACCAGCTTGGCGCATACACCAAGTTTGGAACATTACACACCAATCGGCATACGCAAAGCTCTGATGATGCGCGACATTGGTTGCATACCAATCGCCATATTTAGTCCAGCCACTTGATTTTTCTTTGTACCCAATTTCTCCAAGGGCAATTTCAATAACTTTTTCTTTTAGAGACATTATAACAACCCCTTAATGATTATAATTTACTTCACATTCGATCTTATTCAAGATAAATGTATTTATGTCCCCATAGGCTTCATTTAAATACTTTAATGCTTCGTCTGGCAAAATTTCAATTACTGCCTTATAAGTGCGGTCTAGCGCTTCTGCTTGAGCCTTTTCATCAAAGATATCCTTATCCTTTAGAGCTTCTACATAAGTTTGATTTGTAGCTACCACACACGCAGTAATGGTATCAGCTAACATATCAATATACTTTTGCAAAGTTTCGCTTTTGGTCTTACTTTTAATAGAATCTCTTTTAGTTTGGATTAACTTTATAACATAAGTTGTCAAAGTTCCAAGCAGAGGTATGATACAGATTTCAAAAATGGTTCTAAGTAGTTCTACCCAGTCCATTTAAACACCTCCGATTTGATTTTCTCAGTTTTAAGTAAATTTTTCGAGAAGCAACTTCAAAAAATTGACTTATAGCGCAAAATCTGTTATAATTTTAATAGAAATAAAAAGATGGAGAAGGAGTAATGGAACAGAAACAATTAGATTTATTGGATAAAATGAATTATGCAGCGTGCGCGAACTTCTTTACATTTGGAAAAGATACAAAGCGTATTGAGCTAATTCATTTTGATAGTAAAAATATAGAACATAGAGGCTTATTGCTTGCGGCGAGCATCGCGCGCTACTATTTTAATTATACATTATATATAGATGCAAGCAGAAAAGAAATTAGAGAATTAAATAAAGAATTTTCTTTTAAAGCAAAAAAATTATATAAGAAAAGAAATGATTGTCCAGATTGTGATGGGTTAATTAATTATATTAGTACTGCATTAAATGCGACAAAAATGGGAGTAGGCTTTGGAGACAATTTATGAGATTTATACTGACGGCGCGACTAGCAAAAATGGACAGGTCGGCGCAGTAGGTGGTTGGGCTTTTATTTTATTAGAAAATGGAAAGCCAATTTATCATGATTGTGGCTTTATAGAGAATGCAACTAATAATATTTGCGAATTAACAGCAATTTATAAAGGTTGTGAATATGTAATTGGTTTGGGCGTTGCCGCCGCGCGTGTCATCGTTTATAGTGATAGTGCCTATTGTATTAATTGCTATAAAGATAAATGGTATAAAAAATGGCAGTTAAATGGCTGGCGCAACTCTAAAAATGAACCAGTAGCAAATCGTGATTTATGGAAAATCTTAATCCCATATTTTGAATCAGAAAATTTTGATTTTCAAAAAGTAAAAGGTCACTCAAATAATGAATATAATAATCGTGCAGACGAGTTAGCTGTCGAAGCTCGGTTAAGGGGTAATAATGGTTGAAGTAATAATTCCGACTTGGAACGCAAGAGAAACACTACCAAAAGCATTGGATTCTCTGGTTGCACAAACTAAACAAATGTTTTTGGTTTGTCTTTCTATTGATTGTGATGGAGTAGATTATAGTGATATTATAGAAGAATATGAGCGCCGCGGCCTTCACATCAGAACTTGTCATACAGAAAAAAATGGCGGCCCTGGGGTGGCGCGCCAACGTGGCATTGATACAAGTAAGATGTGCGACTACATAATGTTTTTAGATAGCGATGACTTATTAATGCCGCGCGCCATTGAACTTTTATATTCAGAAGCAAAAAAGAATAATGCTGATATAATTGCTAGTAATTTTTTAGCAGAAAAAACTGGTACACCCGGCTATTTATATAGGGCGTCGCAAGCACCTATTACTTGGACGCACGGCAAAATTTATAAAATTTCCTATTTAAGAGAAAATAATATTAGGTTTAGAGATGATTTGCGTCTAAATGAAGACTCATATTTTAATTTGGTAGCTTGGAACGCAACCAATAGCCGCGCGCGAGTTGATGAAATAACATATTATTGGCGTGATAATAAAAATTCACTGACGCGCCAAGGCGAAGATTCTTTGACCTTTTTTAAAAAATCACACGCACAATATGTCTATTCTCAAGTTTGTGGTATTTTAAAATTAGCCGAATTAAATCCAAATGCAGATTATTCTCGTTTATTTGCCGAGACAACACTAAATATTTATAATCATTTTGAACTTGCGGTGCATTATAAACTTGATGTATCTGAAGATGGCAAATATTTACACATGTTAAAAGATTCTAATGTGTTGCTTCCATATGCAGCTAATAAAAATTTTTGGGAGCAAATTGATAAAAATGTTCGTTGTTCTCAAATGGCGGATAATATGATTTTCTTTCACAAAGATAGATATATTGATTGGGCATATGACCATATTTTAAAGGAGAATTAAAATGCATATTTATGTTGTAAATGGTTATCCTGGTAGCGGCAAAACCACTTTTGAAGAAATCATAAAAAATATCAACGGCGCGCACTCAACTTTTATTTATAGCACTATTACGCCAATTATAGAAGCAGCTAAAGGTCTCGGTTTTAATATTAGTGATTGGAAGAAAACTAAATCACAAAAAGATCGCGCATTTTTAAGTGAATTAAAAGCTCTTTCAAATAAATATTATGACTTTACACTTAAAGATATTGATAAATATTTAACTTCAAAAGAGTATGAACGCGAACTCGGCGCGGACACTGATAAATTTATTGTATTTATTGATTCGCGTGAGCCAAACGAGATAAAAAGAATTTGCGAAGAGTTCGGCGCGAAGTCTATACTTATAGTAAGAGATGCCCACATTTCTCCACAAAATTCTTCTGATGCACAAGTAATGAATTATAAATATGATTTTGTAATCTATAATAATGGCACCATTGGAGATTTAAAGAAAAAAGCTATTATGTTTCTTGGAGAAGAAACTATTGATAATGATCCGATACAATTAAGTTTATTTTAATAAAAAAAAGACCCACCAAAAGGTGGGTTTTAATTTATTTAAATTTAATTATGCAGAAGGATTAGTTGAATCTTCTATTGTAACTTCAATATAATATAATGCGTCAACTTTGGCAAAATATAAATTACCTTCAGCTATTTGCATACTTGGTTTGACTTCTTTAGCAGGAAGACCAGCAGAAGATCCTAAACGTACTAGCATATTATTAACACTAGTTGGTAATGAAAATATTGTATATCCATTGAAATCTCTTGGAATTGTAATTTCTCCTCTGGCAGGTAAAGTTTTAGTTTCATTAAAACCAGATTCACCTAAAAAAGTTACTACTATGTCCTGCCCCAAACTAGAATACATTTCTATTTCTGCAAGAAAAGGAAAACCACCTTCAGCATTTACAATAGCTAGATCATTTCCAACTTTATAAACACCATCTTCATATATATAAACTTTTTCAAATCTCAAATCCTTCTTCATTAAATAGATACCTCCTGAAGTTTAGGATCTCGTGGTTTAATAATTGGAGTTTCTTCTCCTTTTTTAAGATTAATACCTGTATGGCTTAATTTAAGTTTTTGCTCATACGGCGCGCCAACAAAGTCTGGATACCAAACAGCGGTAACACTTATACCATCCCAATCACACCAATAAGTAATTCCTTCTTGAATACAATAAGCACTGAATCCAAATCCAGCTTCAAGATTATCAATATCTTCGACCTTACTTACAAGATATTGCTTTAATCCATTATTATTAGAAATTAGCTTATACATTTATTCCTCCATAAATTTTTCATTTGCGGTAGTTATAACTTCCCATTTACAAATCTCTTTATATAAAAGAGTTATGTAACTGTTACCATTAAAATATTTGGAATAAATTTCATAAGTATAATCTGCCGCTTTTCTTTCAAAGAGTGGTATCTTTTTTACTTCGCAATATTTATAATAAATATTTTTTATTGTATTGCGGCACTGTTGTTTTGAATTTTCTTTTAAACCAACTAACTCAAATTGTATTTCACCAAGAGCGTTTTTTATTTCAACTATATTTTCAGTTTGTTTTTGATTTTCTTCTTTTAATTCTTTTGTATTTTTATCTATTAAATTGCGGACTATTGCGCGGCCGGTCTTTGTACATAGTGTTATTAATGAAATAAAAGACAATATAAGGCCGACCGCTGCGGCTATATCTTTAATCACTTCCAATGGGATCTACCTCCTGTAACTAATCAATTATAAGTAAGAAAATAAAAGACTTACTTTAGATTTTTGTATGCACGCCAAGTCTCATCATTATGATAGATTGTGCGCGCATGATAATCTTCATTTAATATGTCATTGATTGTATGGATTTTGTTTATATCCCAGTATGGAATTATATAGAGTGGTATATTGTGCGCGAGACAGTATGAAATTTTGCGGCGATCACGTTCTTGCGCTTTTAAGAAATCGGTTTTTTTCTTATGAAATTGTTTTGTATAGAGGTAATGTTGTGCTCCATTTACCTCTATACAAATATTCAAAGTTGGTAGATAAAAATCAAAACGATATAGCCCATTACGAAGGTCTTTAAATTGTTTTTCTGTTTGAAAAGAAATCTGTGAGCTTTGGAGTATGGCATATATGATTTTTTCATATGAGCTCATTTTAATTTATTCCATATACGCTATAAATTGCACCATTAGTATTTACTTTAGCCATTGTTAAATTATTACCAGATTTTGTAAAAGAAAAACTATTATAAGCATTGTTATCTGCTACTTGATATTGTGTAGCAGAAGTGCCAATATGAGCCACTGGAATAGTGGTTGTAATATATGAACTGTCACTAGTTGAAATTTTTGCTACAATCACCAATACATTATAAGTAGCACCATTTGTTAAAGTTGCAGACCCACTTGTAAATGTTCCACTATATAAACTAGTTACTCCAATGCCACCAGCTTTTAAAACATCAGCAGGAGTTGCATAATAAATAAAATTGTCTGTGCCAAGTGTGGCGATTTTTGTAGGCGTAGTTTGAGCAGTAGCATCGGTTGTTTGAAGCCAAGCACCAGTTAGATATCGACCAGTTATATCTCCGTTTGAATTTCTTAATGCTACAGTGCTACCCGTCGCGGCGGTAGAAGCAGCATAAGTGGCAGAGCTTCCAAGCCCAAGCGCAGTTCTTGCGCCTGCGGCGGTAGTAGCTCCAGTGCCACCTTGTGCAACTGTAACTGGTGTTTTTTCTGTGAGTATTAAATATGGTTTATTGTTTCCAGACAAACCAGGTGTAACCTCTGGTAAATGGTAAACTTCTGCTGCCGAAAGAAAGGTATTTACATTCCCAGTTCTATGACTATATTCTGTAAATTCAATTCTAAAAAACGGATTAGAAGAACTACCAAAATTTAATCCTAAATAAGCCGGTCCATAAGTTGCAGAACCATAATTAGTAACATTTGAACCAGAAATACGAATTCCAGGATAGGTTGCATCATTTTGAAATAATTTTTTACCAGTTATTGTTTGCGCGCCAGATAATTGTACAAAAACCGAAGTATCAACAGGTGTAATTCCTAACATTGATTGCACACGAGTTAATTCTGCTGGAGATAGTGTAACTGATTTAGTAGTTAAAATTTTGTACACATCACTTGTACTTTTTCCTGCACTTGTATCTGGTAAATAAAATGCATCATAATGATTGTTATAAGTTGTACCATTTGTAGAAGTGCGACTATATTGATAAAAAGCAAACCTTGATAGATTATTGTCTTCTTTAAAAACAATACTACCAGGACTATAATTTGTATTTGCGACACTTGTTACAGCATATGGTGTAAATATAATAGCGGCATCTCTTTCATCATTATTTTTATTTTTTCCTCTAATTAGTATACTTCCATTAACCACTAAAGCTTGCGAAGGAATTGCTTCTTTATCTGCATCATAATTTATAGATACTCTTTTATCAGTTGCGTTATATTGATATAACTTTATAGCATTAGTCGCCATTCTCCTTTCCTCCAAACCACCTATACCAATCGGTGTCTCTTGCACTTAAATCATCTCTCCACCGCACAAACTTTGGATGCCGCAGGCCCTTGTTCTCCGTATCCATAATCTGCATAGCTGTGATTTCTGCAACTCTACCTTTATAATTTTGCCAATTTTCCAAAACTTCTTCGGTAAGTCCACTTAAAGACCCAATTGGTACAATTTTATCATCTTTTCTAATTCCAATTACTAAACTACCGGCCCAACCGTTCCAATAATTTTTAGTAACTGGCTCAATAGACTCTCCATCGCTATATTCTTTATAAAGAGAGCCCTTTAATTTTTCTCCAGTAAGCATATCTTCCCAATATTGCCAATTCAGAATATCAATTCCATTATAAATGCGCGTGGGCGGGTTTGCACCAACAATCACGACGTCAATTGTTTCTTGAAGTTCTTTCTTTACTTTAAATGTTTGGCGCGCGGGACGCTTGCCGGGCTGGTATGTAGTTCCAAGTTTTGTAATTACAATGCCTTCGCCGCCACTTGACAGAATAGACTGAAGTTCTTTCCATAGTTCTTCGCCAACATAATATTGTGCATATTTGACATAGTCGAATTCACAATAATTATTTTCAATATATTCTAAGAATTCAATTCTTTTTTCGATATTTTCTTTTAATAAGCTTTTGCCATTCCAAGCAAGCACATCAAAGATATAATAATGGAGCTTTTCTCCCTTTTCTTGGCGCGCGATAGCCTTATCTTTAAGGCAACCCATAATCGTAGTGACGTGGTTCGAGCCTTCATTATTCGGAAAATAAATTTCTCCAATCAAACAAGTACCATTTGGAAGGCGATCAAAAAAGTTCTGGAGTTGCGGCACCCACTCAATTTTATTGAGATAATCACCACTTACACTTTTGCTGCGCCCAAGCAATTCCATATTGCCATCTTCATCTTTTACAAATTTATAGAAGGCTCCGTCCATTTTGCGCGAGCCAATATAGTTGCCAGAAAAAATAGCACTTTGAACTTCTTGTTTTTTACGGTCGGGCGCCCACGACGCGGGCATTGACCAGTATTTTTGTGGTTCTAATGAATGAAAATCAATTTTATCAATAAAATTCTTCATATTATATCCTTCTTTCCTATTCTTTAATCTATATAAATTATATCATAAATTTTTTAGAATTGCAAATTCACAAAAGGGCCTCAGAAGAGGCCCATTATTTATGAAGAGTATATGATAATATATTTATATTCACACTCTGCGAGCAATCCATAAGAAGTACTTGCAACAAAAACTGACATTGATTTACTTGATTTAAACCTTACCACTGATGTTGCAGTACTGTTTGCATTAGAAGATGAATATATATTGATATTCATTGAACTTGTACGAGTGTAGCTTGTAGAGCTTGAAGTACTATTCTTATAGATTGCAGTAGTTACTCCCTGGTTCGCCGCTCCACTGGTAGTCCAAGTTGGCGTTTCGCTTTCCACACTTTTCGTTAAAGTCCATTGACCCACGGCATAACGTTGTGTAGAATTGTACCAAGTGGTATTACCGGAACTTGTATTATTATATACACCGCCATTTACATATACAATAGCAGCAATTGGATATCCAGATCCAGTATATGGTATTGTCACACTTTGCGCGGCACCTTCTGTAGAACTTGTTGTAAATGTACCAATTACCACATTACTTGAGCCACCAACGGGGAGCGCCGCGATCGCAGTCGCCATCTGCGCGGGCGTATAGGTTGCAGAACTTCCATTCTTTGCACGGATTGCATCTGCTATTGCTGTTAAATTTGATTCAGAAATAATTGCTTGACTCATTTCGTTCACCATCAATATGTTGAGGAGTCTGCATCGGGATAATTTGCAGCCATCCAATCACCAATATTTTTTTCTGTCATAATTTCATATGTTTTATTTGAAGTAAGATCCCCATCAACATCTGGTAACACGTAGTTTTCAAAATTACTGCGTGTGGCACCTGTAGATGAATTATAACTGTTTTGGCGAAAAATCATATTTTTCATAACTTGCAGATTATTCACTGTTTGTGTATTAGCTATAATTACAGCCGTGTTGCCACTTCCAGACCCATCGCTTGAGGCCCGATAAAACCAAATAGAGCCACTCCCATTTGGAGCATATACACTTGGCTGATTAAAGTATTTATAACCAGAAATAGTTTGATTAGTTGTAGTAGTGACATCTCCACCGCCCGAACCACCAGTAGGGGTAGCCCAAGTACCATCATTACGCAAGAAAGTCGAAGTATCGCTACCGTATGACAATGTGCCAACATTTCCAATTCCTAAATTTGAGCGAGCATCTGCGGCCTGGGTAGTTGTTAAAGAATTTGGTTTTGTTGTAAGAATTTCATAGGTTTTATTTTCTGCTAGTCCAGCTTCTACTACTGGCAAAGCATAAATCTCTATATAGTTTAAAGTTCCAGTTGCATCATATGAATTTTGTTTAAAAACAAAATTTTTTGTCCTAAATACATCATTAGTTTCTTCTGTATTTAATTCTATACTTCCTAAAACATTTTCATCCACATTTTTAAGAGATATCGCTGGTATATTATTAATTAAAATAATATTTTCTGCACTTCCATTCTCTGCATATAAACTATCAAAATATTTAGCTCCAGTAATAGTTTGGCTACCAGTTTTTGTTATAATCCCCGCTGCATCGAGGCTTGCCGCGCCAGTACCACCATTTGCAACCGGTAACTGTCCGCTACCAATTATTGAAGCGGGAAGAGAAGGAATATCAGCAGCGACTAACGAACGAAAAGTAGACCGGCCACTACCACCACTACTTGGACCTGCATAGACACGATTCGCTAGGATAGTAGATTCTGACCAACTATAAGAATCAGGATCGCCACCATATATTTCTACAGTAATTTTTATATAATTACGATCAAAATAAAAATAACATATATTGTCTGGAATTTCAAACTCACAGGAATAAGCCTGTAAAACTTCTGCTCCATTATAATTTTTTAAGAAAGCAACAATTGGTTTACTACTAGAGTAAGCAGTAACAATATCATCATATGTTTCAGAAACAGAAGAAATTTCTTGATTGGTACTGTCAAATTCTATATATACATTTAAAGCATCAAAGCCACTTTCCTGCGGTGTCTGCCAAGTTCCATTATTTGCAAGAAATGTTGTAGTACTATTTCCAAAAGTAATTGATGAATTGGTAATTTTACTAGCAGATTCGTCATTTATTACAAGCCGGTCTCCGCTTGCAATAGTAGCACTCGTTGTGATGTCACCGGCATTTGTAAGGTCGCCGTGGGTGTGATCCCCGGCGGCCTTACTATTCCAGTTTGTTATATCTGTGGCTTCAATCCTACTATCGTTTATATTATATGTATTATTATTTGGCAACTTAATAGCACTAATATCTGCCATTTAAATCACCTCACTTACTGGTTGCCTTTTGTTACTGTCACATCAGTTGCACTTGTAAGAGCAGTCACCTTATCATTTGTACCAACAGTAATACCAGTACCAACAGTAGAAGTGGGCATTGATACGACCGCATTAACCATATCTCCAGAAGCAGCCACGGCTCCACCAGTAGCGGTTGCACTTGTAATACCAGTAGCAACACTTATTACACCAGTTCCAGCAGTTGCCCCAGTTGCCAAAGCTATAGTTGGTTGAGCTGTAACTTTTACTCCAGTCAATACATTAGTAGTAGTTGGTGTTCCAAGCGCGGTAATTGCGCTCCCGCTCGCGCCGACAGTCACACCAGTTACAACTGCATCTCCAGTACCGCTTTCAGACGTCGCACCAGTTGCGACCGTAACAGCAGAACCAACCTTTGCTACATCCTTATCTGTAATAGTAACAGATGTAACAATATCTGTGCCACTTCCAGTAGATGATACGGCTCCAGTTGCAACGGTTTTTGCCGTACCAAGAGTCGTATTAGTGGCAGTTAAATCTGTTCCAAGAGTTGGAGTAGTACTGTTTGCTCCACCAATAACAAGTGTCTTGTCATCTACAGTAAAACTCCAAGTAGAAGCAGTACCAACATTTGTAACATTGGGAATTGTTACAGAAGTATTGCCCGTAACATTGGGTACAGTAGTAGTAACCAGCTTACTTGCGGTTTTTGTTACTTTAGATACACTTTCTGTACCATTTGTAGGGACAATTGAAGTAGTTACAAGATTTTTATTTGTTTCAGCAGTAACTGATTTTACAAAAGTGTCAGTTGAGTGAGTACCAAACCCAGTAATAGCAGCGGCAGTGCCATTGGCACCGACCGTTCCACCAGAAGCGGTAGCTTTAATATTTGTAGTTGTTGGTGTAACAGTAATAGTTGGATTAGTTACTGTAAAAGTAGTCCCACTACCTAAAACTTCATCTGTATGCCCAGTGAGCGCGCCGTGCGTCACAGCGCCACTTGAAAGAGTAAAAGTAGTTCCTTCACCAAGCACAACATCTGTTTTTTTATCAAGACTAACATTAGTTACAACATCACTCAAATCAACTTGGGTGTCACCAATTTTTTCCCAAAACCAAGTAGAGCTGTCACTAGCATTTGGTTTAATTACTACATATTCATCATATACATCTTTAGGGCTACCAGAAGTAGAAGTACTTGAACTAATTAAATAAAAAGCACCCGCTGTTGCACTAGCCGCGGATAAAGTACCAGTATAATTAGTTCCATTATATTTAACAATAACACCAGCTGGTATATTTGCAACAACTGGCTCCGATGTACCATTCCAGGCAATAATAAAAGAAACGCCGCCAGCAATGGTCTGCTCAAGTGCATCTATTGCATCTCGTGCATCTTTATCTTCTAACCAATAAATATTACCAGAAGGTAATTGAACCTTTTTGATTGTTGGCTCATTTGGATAACTTGCCATTATTTCCTCCTTTTTAATTTCTATTAAAAATTAAAGTACCGTCTTCTAATTCATAATGAATTTGTTCATAAGCATCATCAATATTAACTTTATTATTCCAGAATAATTTTTCTTGAAGAGTGGTATGTAATTCCATATTATTAATATGATTTAATAAAGTCTCTCTTAAACCATCATTAACAAAAGCAATATCTTGTACATAAGCATTTCCATTCCCAATTTTTATGTTAGGAATTAAAACTGTTTTTGTAACTTGTTCACCATACTCTTCAACCGTATATGTTTTTGTTTCATAATCATCATATACAATGATTTCTCCTTGTAATGGAATAAAGCCTCGCGCATTATTCCAATGCTCCGTCGTATCGTGCTTAACCTTTATTCTCGCGTCCATCATATATTCTCCGTCGCAGTCCCGCAATCAATTATGACTAATTGCTCTTGAATTAAATCTTCTAGTAATCCACTAAAAGCAACTCGCGCCAGATCGCTCACATTTGCTTTTTCCAATAAAGCTTCTTCCAATCCACTAATAGCAGAAATTGGGTGTTGATTTTCTAAATTTCTATTAATTAAATTATTGTGGTCACGTTCATATATATGATCTACAACTTGTACATCCCCGTCTATAGTGGCCGGCGCGTTCAATTTTCCATTAATAGTTGCTCTACCATGAAGCTCTGCTGCAATTTGACTTGTAATAATTGCCATTACAACACCTCATTGCCAATTGAAAATTTACCAGATAGAAATGTATCTACATCGCCAGAAGCAGTTGTAAGCTCTATATCGTATACATAGTCGGTACCCATCATTAAATCCTTGGTATCACTCGGCAAAATTACTAATTGCAAAGTTTCTATTGGAATATTTTTTACCAAAACTGGGTTAGGACTTCTGTAATCTTTTTTCATAGCGAAGCGTATAACATCACCTGGGTCTGGTATATATGCTTCTCCATCTTTTGTGAGGGTTATATCCAAATATAAAGAATCTCCTCTAGTAAGCCTTATATTGTTCCCACTTAAAGAAAACATTATACACCTCCTTACATTATTCCGAATATAAGTAAGAATTTAAACAATCTAATCTAATAATTTGATTTCTTTTTTAAAATATGTTATAATTTAAACATAAAAGCGGAGGTATAATTTAAAATGGAATTTATAGATATAGGAAGTATAATACTTTTAATTATTGTAATTATAGTAACTTTTCTTAGAATAAAAAGGTTAAAATTAATAAATAATGATTTAAATATAAAAGAAAAAGAAATAGATGATTTAAATAATAATTTAAAGCTTCTAAGTATTAAAAAAGAAAACCAAGAAAAAGAAATAAAAGAAAAAGAAGGAAAGAAAAAGGGACTGGATTTTGAAATCCAACAAAAATCCGAATTTAACTCTACACTTCACAAGGTGCGCGAGCAAGAACTCGATACATTAATTGATACAGAACGCACAGCACGCATCAAAGCACTTCAAAGAGAAGTTGAAGAATGGGGAAAATCGGCACAAGAAGCTAGAAATGAAATGCAAGCAATAGAATTGCAACGATTTGAAGAAGAAAAGCAAGCTCTTCTTTCAAATTTAGATAAATTAAGTACCGAAATTTCCAACTTCCAAGAAAAACAAAATGCAATCGCCGCAGAAATTCGACGTGCGCGCGCCATCGAAGAAAAGCAAGACTTTTATAGAATTTGCCTTGATGAAGAAAGTAAATATGATATTTCAATTCTACTCCAAGTTCAAACAAAGCTTTCAAAAATTGACTTATTAAATAAAATTATTTATGATACATATGTATCTAAATTTGTGAAAGAAATGGAGCGGCGCGTCCTCGGTGCCAAATCACCAAGTGGCATTTATAAAGTAACCAATATCCAAACAAAAGAAGTTTATATTGGTAAGAGTACAGATATTGCAAAGCGTTGGGTCAATCATGTCAAAAGCGTGTATGGCCTTGAAGGCGCGGCGGACTCTATGTTTCAGCGCGCACTAAAACGCTATGGTATTGACCAATTCGTTTGGGAAATTCTAGAAGAAGTTCCAAAAGAAAAATTAACTGAAAGAGAAAAATTTTATATTAACTTTTATAATACAAAGGAAGTGGGATACAATGAACGACTTGGATAAAATCAAACTAAGTTCAGAACAGAAGAAAGTCGTATATTCTAATGAATCAAAAATTGTAGTTATTGCGGCGGCCGCGAGTGGAAAAACTCGTTGCATTACAGAACGAGTTAAATATTTACTTGAAAGTGGCGATGATCCCTCTCAAATTGTAGTAATTACATTTACAAATATGGCGGCAGAAGAATTGTATAACCGTTTAGGGCGGCCGCGTGGTCTTTTTGTTGGAACTATTCACGGTTATGCCAATTATCTTTTAAATTTGGCGGGTGTTTCTACAAATGATATATTAGATGAAGAAAAGTTTGATAAGCTATTTTTTCGTGTGCGGCAGCACCCAGAATGTATAAGACCAGTTCAATATTTATTAGTAGATGAAACACAAGATTCAAACCAACTTCAATTTGAATTTTTCCTTGATATGGTGCGCCCGCGCAACTATATGCTTGTTGGCGACTATAGACAAAGTATGTATAGGTGGTGCGGTGCAAAACCAAATTATCTCATAGACCTTTCAAGAAGCTGGGGCGTCACAACCTATCAACTAAATGAAAATTATAGAAATGGAAGCAAAATTTTAGACTTCGCGCGCTCAATAATTGAAAAGAATGGATCAATTTATTATGACCATTCTATTCCAATGCGCGACGCAACTGGAAAATTTAATACAATAGATTATAAAAGAGGAGCAATATCCAAACTAATTGAAGATTCAAACGATGACTATAAAGATTGGTTTGTACTTTGCCGCACTAATCTCCAAGCCGATGCAGTCGCGCGCGAGCTTAAAATCTCAAGGATTCCTCTTGATACATTTAAGCAATCTGAATTGAACCAACGCACCTTACTTAAAAAAATGAATGAAGACACAGTTAAAGTTCTTACAATTCATAGTGCAAAAGGTCTAGAAGCAAAAAATGTAGTTGTGATTGGTGCAAAATTTTATACTGAAGAAGAAAAATGCATTAGTTATGTTGCTGCAACTCGCGCGCGAGATAACCTTTATTGGATTAAAAAGTTCAAATAATTTGAAATTCCCCTAAATTTCTGATATAATTATTATATATAAGAAAGGTAGGGGATTTTATGTTCAAAGTAAAACGCATTTCTACTGGAGAAATCTTACAAGTTCTAGATGTATATTTTGATCCAACATACCACTATACTTATTTTTTGGTTTGGGAAAACAATAATTGGAGATGGCGGGAAGCCCGTAATTATGTGCCGCCCAACTATGAACCAGAAGAAAAGGAGAAAAACAAATGATACAAACTTTATATCCACAATTTCAACGCTGGAGTGAGCGCGGCGCCGTACTTCTAATATCTGATACACATTTTGATGATGAAGATAGAAACCTTATGGGGTATAATATTGATGAAGATGGGCAAATAGAAAGATTAAAGCGAGTCGTTGGAAAATATGACACACTAATTCATTTAGGTGATGTTGGTAATCCAAAATACTTAAATGCTTTGAAATGTCATAAGGTATTGATTATGGGAAATCACGATGAAAGCGCCACTAAATTCCAACCTTACTTTAATGAAATTTATACTGGGCCGCTCTGGATAGCAGATAAAATAGTCTTATCACATGAACCATTAAATATTTGTTCTAGCGCAACAAATAATCCCGTTGCTTACAATATTCATGGCCATTTACATAATGGAGAACCATTTTATGATAATTGCCATTTAAATATTGCACAGAATATTTTTGGCTGGTATCCATTAAATTTAAAACTCTTTATCAGAGAAGGCTACTTAAAAAATATTAATGATATTCATAGAGAAACAATTGATTTTGCAAGTCAGAATGGAGCAAATAAATGAGTTATGACATTAAAGATATAAAATCACTTTCATTTAAAGAAGGTGTGCGCACGCGTATCCAAATGTATCTTGGAAGCGCGGACAATGAAGGCGCATACCAGGCTTTAAAGGAAATAGTAAATAATAGTACTGATGAAGCATTGGTTGGATACGGGACTCAAATTAATATATTGGTAAATGAAAAAGAAAACTCAATTACTGTTTCAGACTATGGGCGCGGCGTACCCTTTGGAATTAGAGAAGATGGAGAAAATGTATTAGTTTCTATCTATTCTAAATCTCATACTGGCGGAAAATTTGAAGAAGGCGCATATAAGAATGTATCAGGCCTCAACGGAATTGGAGCTAAATGTGTGTGTCTTTCTTCAAAATTCTTTACGGTTGAAAGTTATAGGGACGGACGAGCAGCTAGCGCTGAATTTGAAAAGGGCGAATTAGTAAAATACGAAGAGTACAATTTAGAGCGTCCAAATGGCACGGTTGTTACTTTTTCGCCAGATCCCGAAGTCTTCAAAGACGAACCAATTCAATATTCTTATGATAGAATTTGTAATGATATTAAAAATATTTCATATTTATACACTGGTATTACATTTAATATTCATAATTTAAATACTGGTGAAAAGAATTCGTACTGCGCGAAGAATGGAATTGCTGATTTTGTAAAAGAAAACTTAAAAAATCCACTTCATTCGCATATTATAACTGGGAGCATTGAAGATGGGACAGATAAGATGGAAATTGCCTTCCAATGGGGCGCGAAGCGTGAAGAGTCATATGTGTTTGTTAATGGCTTACTTTGTCCAGAAGGGGGTACTCCAATTACTGGAGCAAAAACAGCAATTACTCGTACATTTAACTCGTTGTCAAAGCAAAACTTTGATGGCGATAGCATTAGAGCAAATCTATTTTATGTCATTAATTGCTCCGTGGCGCAACCTTCTTTTGCTAACCAAACAAAATCAAAAATTAACAACGCTAATCTGCGCTCTATGGCTTCAAATTTATTTTCCAGCTCTTTAAAAAATATGAGTTTAAAGTATAAGGATGAGTTTGAAACTATTGTTGAACTATTAAAAAAAGTTGCAAAAGCAGAGGCTGCGGCGGAGAAGGCGCGCCAGCAAGTTTTAAATGCAACTAAAGAAATTGAAAAAAATCAGAAGAAAAAAGTTTTTGCTTCTGATAAGTTAAAGGATGCAGAATTTCTTGGTCAAGATTCAACACTTTTAATTGTTGAGGGTGATAGCGCTATGGGTGGCATGGCGCAAGCACGTGACTACACAAAGTATGGATTACTTGCAATTCGTGGAAAAATTATTAACTGTCTTTCAAATCCAGAAGAAAAAATCTTCCAAAATGAAGAAATTAAATTGCTTTTAAGTGCAATGAATATAACACCTGGGCACTATGATGGTAAGCGCTTAAGGTATGGACGTTTGGCTATTTGTACAGATGCTGATTCAGATGGCTATCATATCGGGCTTCTTATTATGGCTGCACTTACATATCTTGCACCGGATTTTATACGAGAAGGGCGTTTATGTTGGCTTCGATCACCACTTTATATTGTAAACAATAGAGGAAAAGAAACATACTATTTTACAGATGAAGAATTTAATAAAGATAGGGCTAAAATAAAAGGCGAAGTGACTCGCGCGAAAGGACTAGGTGAACTTGGCGCGGAAACTGCTCATGCCTCAATGTTTACAAAAGAATATCAAAGAATTGATAGAATGGAATATTCTGAAGAAGCTATTGAATTATTATATGATTTAATGGGTGACGATGTTGAGCCGAGAAAAGATTTTATAATGAACAACATTGATTTTAGTGAGGTTAGAGAATAATGGTAGTTTTATATGCACTAAATCGAAAATTATATAAAGAATTGCCCATGAGCCTTAATTCTTTATTCATTAATAATCCAAATTGTAAAGTTTATGTGATGTGCGAAGATAATAATATTCCTAATATCACAGATAAGCGTGTTACTTTTTTAAATATTAATAACTATCCAGAATATGAAATTCATCCTGACTATAAAAATTATGTACTTTCAAAGATGACTTTTGTAAGATTATGGATTGCAGAATATTTATCTGAATCTAGAATAATTTGGTTAGATGTAGATACTATTATTGATGGGCCTTTGGATGAATTATGGAATTTAGATATGGGCAATAAAGTAATTGGTGGCGCTTTTGATGCTTATCCAAATTTTTCTGGTATTGGCGGTTTATATATCAATGCTGGTGTTTTATTAATAGATTTAGATAAATGGCGTTCTTTTGGTTTTACAAAAAGAATCCAAGATGTATTAAAAGAAAAAGTATTCAGATTGGCTGACCAAGATGCAATTAATGTAGTTTGTAAAGAATACATAAAATATATTGATTTAAAATGGAACTTTCAATTAAATCAACCAGCACAGGTAAAAATTAAAAATCCAGTTATATTTCATTACGCGGCGCATCCAAAAATCTTTGAAGTATTTCACGGAATACATGCAATAAAATATTATACAGACCATATCTAAAATTGACTTTTCAGAAATAAGGGAGTAAAATAAAAATAAATGAAATATGTCCAAGAATACTATATTTGTGATAGATGTAAAAAAAGATTTATCCTTACTAGAAACGGGTATGGTGCTTGTGTTTTAAGTGACTCTGGTGAAATAAGAAAACAATTTGATTTATGTTTAGATTGCCAAGATAGTTTATATAATTGGATGAATTGTTATAATAAAGATTGGCAAAATTATATTAAAGATAAACCATACTATAAAGAAGGAAAAATAAATGAGTAATTTAAAACCAATAATTGAAGATTCAATGAAACAATACGCTGGTGCAGTACTTCAGAGTCGTGCGCTTATTGATGTACGGGATGGTTTAAAACCTTCCGCGCGCCAAATATTTTATTCAATGAAACTTCACAAACTAACTAGTTCTAATCCATATAAGAAAACTGCAAATGCCGTAGGTATGGCTATGGCAGACTTTTATATTCACGGTGATAGTTCTTGTGAAGGTGTTATTATGCGCGCGGCACAGCCTTTTGCGATGCGATACCCACTTGTAGATGTAAAAGGTAATGCCGGTTCACTAATTGAAAGTGGCAATTGGGCAGCAATGCGTTATACAGAGTCTCGTCTTTCAAAAATTTCAGATACACTTTTTTCTGATATTGATAAAAACACAATAAGTGAATGGCGTGATTCTTATGATAATACAAAACAATACCCAGCTGTACTTCCGTCAAAAGGTTTTTATAATATTGTAAACGGCACGCAAGGCATTGGCATCGGTATGGCTTCGTCTGTGCCGCAATATAACTTAAAGGAGTTAAATAATGCACTTATACACCTCATTAATAACCCAGACTGCGACTTTGACGACATCTACTGCGCTCCAGACTTTGCAACGGGCGCGATTCTATATAACGATGCCGAAGTTAGACAATCAATGCGCACCGGTACAGGTTTTGCCTGTAAATTGCGATCAGTCGTTGACTTCGACAGCAAGGAAAGATGTTTTGTCGTTACCGAAATTCCTTATGGCGTCTACACAAACACAATTTGTAAAGAACTAGAAGAAATTATAAATGGTGAAGAAAATCCAGGTATTGAGCGTTTTAATGACTTAACTGGAAAAACTCCACTTATTAAAATTTATCTATCTAAAAAAGCAAATCCAGATAAGATTCTTTCATATCTTTATAAGAATACTTCTCTTCAATCTTATTTTGGAATTAATTTTACAATGTTGGATAAAGGGCGCTTTCCTAAAGTTTTTACTTGGAAAGAAATGCTCCAAGCCCACATTGATCACGAAAAAGAAGTATATAGGCGTGGTTTTGAGTTTGATTTAAAGAAAATTGAAGATAGAATTCATATAATTGATGGGCTTTTGATTTGTCTCGCGCGCATTGAAGAAGTTGTACAAACAATCAAGAGTTCTACTTCAACCGCGGCAGCTTCTATTGCGTTACAGAAAAACTTTTTGCTTGATGAAATCCAAGCTAAAGCTGTTCTGGATATGAAACTAAGTCGCTTGGCGCACCTTGAAGTTCAAAAACTTGAAGATGAGCGCGAAACACTTCAAAAAGAAGCAAAACGAATTCATTCAATTCTTGAAAGTGTGGTATTATTTAATGAGCAGCTTATCAATGGATGGAAAGAAGTTGCAGAAAAATTTGGAGATGCTCGGCGCACCAAAATTATTGAATTGACAGAAGGAAATGATAATGAGCCTATTGAGCGCAAACAACTTACCCTCTCCTTCACAAATAAAGGCGCGGTATTTGTATATGAATCGTCATCTCTTTATACACAACGTAGAAATGGTGTTGGCAGTAAATTCAAGTTGGACAAAGAAGAATATGTAATTGATTCAATTATTGGTGAAAATACTGATACAATTCTTTTCTTTACTTCACACGGCAACTTTTATCACGCAAAATTGGGTAATTTTGGCATAGACGAAAAGCTTTATCTTTCAAATTTTGTTGAAATTCTTCCCTACGAGCATATTGTTGCGGCGGCCATCGCGGGAACAAAGAAATACATTATCTTTGTAACTAAAAAAGGTATTGTAAAGAAAACAGAATTTTCTGAATATAACTTAAAGCGTAATGTTGGCGCGACCGCCATAAAATTAGATGATAATGATTCTATTGTATCTGTTCTATTTACAACAAATGAAAAAATTGGCATTATGTCTAAGAATGGTAATTTTATCTTGATTTCTTCTGAAAAAATTCGTCCAATCGGACGAGTCGCACGCGGCGTATGCGGAATGAAACTAAATGAAGATGACGAAGTTGTGAGCGCGCGAGTCCTTGAAGAAGGAACATCTTATATTACTTCTGTTTCTTCTCTTGGTTATATTAAATCCAGTCCATTAACAGAAATAAGTTTGACTGAGCGCGCGACGAAGGGGCGCCGCATCCAAAAAGTAGATGATCCTCTTGTAGACTTTTTGTTCACAAAGAGCGGCGAAGACTTCTTAGTCGTATCTTCAGCGGCGCAGATCCGTCTTAACCTAAATGATGTTCCAACACTTTCAATGGGCGCGCAAGGCGTAAAATCAATTAAACTATCCGATACTTCATTAGTTGTAAAATTAAATCCTATCTAAAATTTGAAAACTTTTAAAATATTTAGTATAATATATATGTAAAAAGAAAGGAGAAGATAATATGCGTGATACACAGCGAATTGCATCAATTTTAAATAGGCTTGGAGCGGTTTGGTATAAATATCCAGATTTAAGATTAGCACAGCTCATACTTAATGTAGTTGATACTTCTCCTTCTGCTTACTATATCGAAGATGAAGATTTAATTTCTAAAATTGAAGAGTTTTATAATTTTGACAAATCTGAAAATCTTTGATATAATTTATTTATAAAAAGTTGGCCGCCCAACCTTACAAAACTAAACTAAACTAATTAAAAAACGGCGGATAAAAGGAGAATATTATGGTACTAAAGGAAAAGACTCAGGAAGCTCTGGATTTCATTAAGGCTCATGGCGGTCGTGTGACTACTGCTGAACTAGCTGAAGGACTTGGTGTTGCGATTAATTCTGTTACTGGCCGTGTAAACAGCCTTTGCAAGAATGAGTTTGCTTATCGTGAGAAGGTAGAGGTTGAGGGTGAAGAGAAGCCCGTTACCTATGTACAGCTTACCGAAGCCGGTATGACTTACGAGCCTTCTGAGGACGCGGAGTAATTTAAGCTTTTACTTTTAAGGCCTGACTTGTATCTGGTCAGGCCTTCTTATTCTAACTAAACTAAACCAAACTGTTAAACGGAGAAAATTTATATGTTGAGACAAGCAGAAAACAGAATTAGAATCGAAGGTATCCTATCTGAAATTGATCTAAAATATGGTTCTTTTAATCGTAATGGCGAAACCGTTGAGACCATCGGCGGCACCATTAAAGTTATGGTAGAGCAGAATAACACTGTAAGTGAAATTCCTGTTCATATGTTCGCGACCAGATATACTAAGGCCGGCACTGAAAGCAAGGCTTACCTTAATATTGAGGAAGTTATGAAGTCTTATGTTTCTATCGCCGCTTGCGGCAGCAAGGAACAGGCCGATAAGGTGCGTCTTACTAATGCTGAACTTCGTGTAAATGAATTTATTGGGCGCGACGGTCGTGTTGTTTCTCAGCCTCGTGTAAGTTGCAATTTTGCAAGCCGCGCGATTGGTGATTTTAAGCCCGAAGCCAGTTTCTCTATTGAGTTCTGTGTTTCCGAGCTAAAGCGTGTAGTTGATGCTGATGGTGTCGAAGTTGAACCCGCAAAGCTTGAAGTAACTGGTATTGTTCCGATGTACGGCGGCAAGGTTGCTCCTTTTAAGTTCTACGCGACGACTCCTTCTGCTATCAATGGTATTGAGTCTTATTGGGAAGCTGGTGGCACCTATAAAGCAAGTGGTTATCTGAATTTCTCTTCTACCACGCAGACTTTTGTGGAAGAAGTTGATTTTGGTGAACCCATTAAGCGCACTCGTACTACTACCGTAAATGAGTTCGTTATTATGAGTGGTTCTCAGGCTCTTGAAGGTGAATTTGCATTTGATGTAAATGATATTCGTGCTGCTATGGCAGAGCGCAATGTCTACCTTGAGAATTTGAAGAGTAAGAATGCGGCGACTCCCACACCCGCAAAAAATGGTACGAAGGGTAAGCTTGATCTCGGTTTCTAAGGAGGTCAAATAAATGCCTATTGATATATTAAGTATTAAACCAAGTACGATTTCCAAGGACCTAAGAGAGAAGTATTTACTTCTCTCTGGGCCTCCAAAAATTGGTAAGACCGAGTTTTGTACACTATGCCCCGACGCATTGATCCTTGCTTTTGAAAAGGGTACAAATGCGCGGCCCGGCGCAATGGTTCAGCCAGTTGAAACTTGGAGTGAAATGAAGCTTATTCTAAGACAGTTGAATAAGCCGGAAGCAAAAGCTAAGTTCGCTACTATTTGTATTGATACAGTAGCTATTGCTTATGATTTGTGCGAAAAATTTATCTGCGCGCAAGCAAGTGTACAAAAGATTGGAGACATTCCATACGGTGGTGGCTATGCGGCGCTTTCAAAAGAGTTTGAAAGTACGCTACGCCAAATTACAATGATGGGTTATGGACTAATTATGACCTGCCACCTTCGAGAATCCCAAGATTCTGATGGAAAGACAATCGGCGCGCAACCCGACCTAAACAATAGATGTCTAAAGATAGTAAATGGTCTGGTTGACATTATAGGTGTTATTACACAGACTTGGAATGAAAAAGGCGAATCTGAAAGATGGATTCAGACCCGCGCCACACCCACTATTGTTGCTGGTAGCCGATTCCGTTACTTAGCACCAAAAATTAAATTTGGCTATAAAGAATTTGTTGATGCTCTTGCTAAAGCTATTGAAGAAGAGGAACAACACGGAGCGGTAGTAACAGAACACAATGAGCGCAGTACAGAAGAAAAGCTCGACTTTAGTGCGGTGCGCGCGGAAGCTCAAGAATTATGGACAAAGCTTATTGAAAAAGATGAAGGTAATGCAATCGTAATTCTTAAGAAAATTGAAATGACGATGGGGCGGAAGATGAAGCTTTCAGAATTTAGCGAAGATCAAGTTGATTTGTTGCAGCTTGTTGTTCTGGAAATGCGAGATATGCTGTAAATCGAAGGGGTAAGGAAACTTACCCCTTCTTAATTTGCATTTTTCTGAATTTTATGATATAATAAATATATATAGAAAGGAGTGATAATGTGTCTCACATGGTAATGTGTCGAATTTGTAGACAGCGATTTGACACAGAAAAAGAAGAAACAGTTTTAATTGGCACTCGCTCTTATTATCATAAAACTTGCTACGACGAATGGAAAGACGGCCGCAACGATCCAAAACACAACCAAGATGAAAATTTTTGGTATGAAGCTATGATTGATTTTCTATATAGAGATGTAAAACTCTCAAATATGGATTTTCAAAAGATTCAAAGTCAGTGGAAAAATTTTATTGGCCCTAAAAAGGGATTTACGCCAAAAGGAATCTATTTTGCTATTCGTTACTTTTATACAGTAATGAAAGGTAATTCTGAAAAGAGTCTCGGCGGCATTGGAATTGTGCCAAGTATTTATAATGAATCTGCGCAATATTGGATTGATAGAGAAAATAAAAAAGCCGGTACAATTGATGCGATTATGCAGCAAATTGCAGAGCGTAAGGCGCGCGAGACGGTAAAAATAGTGAAGCCAGCAAAAAAGAAGGATAAAAATAAATGGAGTCTGGAGGATATATAAATGGTTGATCGAAATACCATTCTTCAAATATTTGGTGATTTAATGAAGCATCCCCAGTATTTGAGTGAAACAGATAAATATAATTTAACTCCAGACGATTTTTATTATAGAATTGATAAATTTATTTTTGCAGCCATTGACAACTTATATAGGAACGGCGCGCAGCGAATCCAACCGATTGATGTAGAAAATTATTTAAGTACAAATGATACTGCAAAATTAATTTTTGAGCAGCAAAAAGGTATTGAATATTTACAAGACGCGGATTATCTTTGTGAAGAACAGAATTTCCCTTATTATTATAAGAAATTAAAGAAATTTAATTTGTTGGAGTCTTTTAAGAAAAAAGGATTTAGTATTGATGAATTTTATATTGAAGATCCAATAAATCCGCACGCGCAAGAAATAAATGAAAAGTTTGAACAATTAGATATTTCTGATATTCTTGAAAGTTTTAAAAGAAAATTGTTAGGGATTGAAAGAAATTTTGTTCAAAATGATACAACTGAAACAGTCAATGTATTTGAAGGTATCGAAGATATAATTGGTGATGCCGAAGATAGGGTTGATGTTGGGCCTCCGCTTCAAGGAGATATTTTTAATGAAGTTGTTGCTGGCGCGCGCAAGGGAATTTTTGTATTAAGATCAGCACCGAGTGGTGTTGGTAAGTCAAGACAAGCGGTTGGAGATGCGTGTTTATTAGCTTTTCCGTTTAGATATGAAGCTTCTGTTGGAAAGTGGGTTCAGACTGGCAGTAATGAGAAAGTTTTATTTATTGCTACAGAACAAACCGCGAAAGAAATTCAGAAAATGATTTTAGCTTATCTAACTGGTTTTAATGAAACTAAATTTAGATATGGCGGTTTTACAGATAAAGAAACGATTATAATTAAGCAGGCTTTGTGGGTTTTGGAACAATATCAAGATAATTTCTTTATTGTGAGAATGCCGAATCCAACAATTGAACTGGTTAAGACAATTGTGCGCGAGAATGTATTAATGCACGATATAAGTTGTGTATTTTATGATTACATTCATATTAGTCCAAGTTTATTGAGTGAATTCAAAGGTTTTTCTTTAAGAAATGATGAAGTTTTGCTTATGTTTTCAACTGCTTTGAAAGATTTGGCAGTTGAATTACAAGTATTTATGATGAGTTCGACTCAGGTAAATGCAAATGCAGATAGTAATCAAAATATAAGAAATGAAGCATCATTGTCTGGAAGCCGCTCAATTATAAATAAAGCAGATATTGGTGTTATCTGCGCACGACCATTAAAAGATGAGCTTGATTTTTTGAAAGATAAAGAAAAAGTAATTGGAATTCCAAATATGGTAACTGATGTATATAAAGTTCGTAGTGGTGAATGGAATCAAGTTAGAATTTGGAGCGACGTAAATTTAGGAAATTTAAGAAAAGTCGATTTATTTGTAACTGATTCAAGAATGGAAGTATTGCCAGTAATGAATCATTATAATTATGAAATGGATTTTGGTGCGGCGGCGAGTGATTTTGAAGAACAATTAAAAGAATTGAATAGAATAAAATAAAAAATGATTGACTATAAAGAAATAGTAGATAATTTAAAAGTTGAAAGTGTAAAAAGTTTATTGGAGCAGTTGGGCGCAGAAATTATTGAAAAAGAAGACTATTTGATTTGCAGCACTATTTGTCATAACGTAGAAGCATCGCGCGCGTCTAAAAAGCTTTACTACTATAAAAATAGTCATATGTTTTATTGCTATACAGAATGCGGCGCGCAAACCATATTTAAATTTCTTGAACATTATTATGAAACTCGTGGAATTGCGTATGACTGGTATAGAGATATACTCCAAGTAGTTTTAAATTGCTCTGCTTCAATACCATTTAATGCAGGTAATACTTATAAGAGCCAAAGGGACAAATATGAAAATGGTTGGGCCGCACGCGACCTTCAAACTTATCCTTCTGGAGTATTAAATGTATTTGTAAAACGATATCCGGTAGAATGGTTAAAGGATAGAATCTCAACCGCAGCGATGGATAAATATAATATTCTCTATTCAATTTCTCAAAATAAGATTATAATTCCGCACTATGATATAAATGGCGATTTAGTTGGAATTCGTGGGCGCGCGCTCAATGCGGAAGATATTGAGCAATTCGGAAAATATATGCCTATTCAAATTGAAAATAAATGGTATAGTCATCCACTTAGTTTAAATTTGTATGGATTAAATTTTAACAAAGACAATATTAAAAAGTATAAAGTGTGTTATATCTTTGAGAGCGAAAAGAGTGTTATGCAAGCAGAAAGCTTTTCGCTTCCAAATTGTGGCGTTGCGGCGTGTGGTTCTAACCTAAACAAATTCCAAGTTAATCTTCTATTGAAATATTGCAAACCAAATGAAATTGTAGTGTGTTTTGATAGAGAAGAAAAAGAAAACGAACATACCTACTATGATAAACTTTATAATATATGTAAAAAGTATAGTAGGTATTGTAATATGAGTTTTGTATATGATAAAAACGGTATTACAAAAATGAAAGATTCACCAACTGATAATGGTGAAGAGATTTTTCAAACGCTTTTGAAAGAGAGGGTTAAAGTTAAATGATTATTTTACGTTATAATTGTGATAATGAGGATTTGGAGTCAGTCGCCGCAACCTTTACAAGTATTCGCAAAGCCCTATCAAAAGAAGAAGAAATAATATGTTTACCAAACGATTGGGATATATTATTTAATTGTTCTGAAAGTGATCTTGTATGTATTAAAGAAATGATAGAAAAAATTTTAATGGAGAGGCATAAAAATGATAGAAGAAAAGATTTTTAAATGTAGCACTTTCTATAGAGGCTATTATGGAATAGAAGAAATTATTAGAGAGTTGTACCACGAATTAGAAAAAGGTTATTATATTGATCGCATAGAGCACGCGTCATTCTCTATATCCCTTAAAACTAAACCAGAACCAGATTTAATAATTTATTTAAAAAAGAAACACGAGGAATAAATCGAGCATAAGAAAGGAATGATTGAATGGAAGTAAAACTAATAAATGAAGTAATTACATCTAACTATGGTGAAAACTTATTGCGCGCGCGAGGCGTATTTGACGTCAAAACTTTTTTAAATCCAGATGAGACTTGTCTTGAAGACTGGAATAGGCTTAAAAATGTTGAGTACGGCGCGGAGCTTATTAAAAATTTAGATGCGGCTGCGCGCGTCGGACTTGTGGTTGATTGTGACGTTGATGGCTTTACAAGTGCCGCAATTATCTACCAATATTTACTTCGTCTTTATCCAGAAATCTCTATTATACCATATATTCACAAAGGTAAAGCGCACGGGCTTGAAGAGCATTGGCAGCAAATTCAAGATGAAAATTATAACCTTGTAATTGTACCAGATGCCGGCAGTAATGACAAAGAATACGCCGCGCGGCTCAGTTGCCCAGTACTAGTAATTGACCACCACTTAGTCGAAGAAGAGATTTATGCACCAAATATGTGTGTAATTAATAATCAGACTTCTCCTGACTATTTCAATAAAAACCTGTCCGGTGCTGGCGTTGCCTATCAATTTTGTCGTGCCTTAGATTTCTTTTTTGAAAAAAACTGGGCAGATGATTACATTGATTTAGCCGCGACAGGTGTCTGCGGCGATATGATGAGTGGGCTTGAAGTTGAAAACCAATATTTATGGAAAACGGGCTTTTCCAAAGTCAATAATTATTTTCTTTTAAGCCTCGCGCGCAAACAAGGTTATTCAATTACTGGTAAAATGAATCCGACCGACAAAGAAATCATTGAAGCTCTTGACCCAACCAGTATTGCCTTCTATATTGTACCACTTATTAATGCTATGGTTCGTGTTGGTACACAAGAAGAAAAAGAACGTATGTTCTTGGCTTTTGTTGATGGTCACAAAATGATTCCAAGTCAAAAGCGCGGCGCAAAGGGTACTCTTGAAGAAGTAGCGGTTGAGTGCGCCCGTGAATGTACAAATGCGCGTGTCCATCAAAATAAATTTCTTGATGAAGCTGTTGATAAAGTTGAACAAAAAATTTTTAAGTATGACCTACTTGAAAATCAAATTTTATTTGTTCGACTTGAAGAAGATGATAATTTCCCAAGTGAGTTAAATGGGTTGATCGCTATGCGGCTGGCCGCGAAGTATCGCCGCCCCACTATTGTTGCGCGCTTAAATGATGAAGGATATGTGCGCGGCTCAATTCGTGGAATCAATAATTCAAAACTTACAAGTTTCAAAAATTATCTTGATTCTACTGGTTTATGCGAATATGTGCAAGGTCATGACAACGCGGCCGGCATTTCAATTCCAAACAGAAGCTTATCTGAATTACACGCGCGCGCGAACCAAGATTTATTACAATATGATTTTGGTGATACATATTATGAAGTTGAATTTGTGCGCCAAGCATATAGTGATGATTTAACTGATCTAATTAAAGATTTATCAAAACTAAAGCACGTTTGGTCACAAGGTTGCGGCGAGCCACTTATTTATGTAAAAGATATTCATTTTACTTGGGACGATGTCCAAATTATGGGCAAAAACCAAAATACAGTAAAAATTGTAAAAAATGATGTTGCTTATATGAAGTTTTTCGCTGATGATATGATTGAAGAATTAAGAAATATTGAAGGCGACATTAAACTTGAAGTCGTGGGTAAAGCAAACTTAAATACCTGGATGGGACACACAACGCCGCAAATCTTCATTGAAGCATATGAAATAAAAGAGGATAAGGTAACTGATTTCTAATGGATATAAATAAATTTTTAAATGTGGAGTGCATGGAATATATGCGCTCAATGCCAGCAAAAAGTGTTGATTTAACATTAACAGATATCCCATACGGCGAAGTGACACAAACGACCTGTGGCTTGCTCACTATTGACAACTTAGATAGTCTTGGCGCGGCAGACAAAGTAACATTCAATACACTCGAATTTTGTAAAGAAGTAGATAGACTTACTAAAAATACAATTATTATCTTTTGTGGCCTTGAGCAATTTTCA